ATAAAAAAGCGCTTCAAGCAACAGCGTATTTAGCAGAAAAAGTTAAGATTTTAGAAGAAAAATATAAATTAGCATTGTTTTCTCCCGAGGCTAGAAATGGAAATATTAGTGAGTCAGTAAACACTTCATTTAAGCCACCCACTCCTCCAGAAAAAACGCAAGATCTAAAAGGTAATGGATGGGGATCTAATGAGTGGAATCAAGATAATCAAGATAATCAAGTTAAGGTTACCATGGCTAATCCATTGCCCCCTGGATTATCCTCAGCAAAAGAAATAAAATTAGAAGATAAAGATACAGTATTAGATGAAGAATGTATGTCGTGTAGTGCTTAATCGTGTTCTAAAAGATTTTTATAATCTTCGGTTGCACATAGAAAAGTATAGGCTTCACGGCCTTTACTAATAACTTGTTCCCATTCTTTAGTATAAAATTTCATTGAAGTTCCATCTGTGTAAGTCACTAGAACTTCTTTTTTTCCTGGTATGTCAACTACGTGCGACACGATTTTATTTATGTCAGTCATTTCAGACCTCCTTAATTAATATCGTGCCACACTATAGCGGATATCTCATTAAAATACAAGATATCCTACACCTTCCAGCTTACAACCCCCTGTTTGATTTCACCATTATAGTGAAAGTATTTAGGAGGATAGGCGAAGATTGAAGCTAAACGGTGAATTGTTCCTCCCTTAGATAGAAAAATATCCTGTTTAGTATCGTATCCCGCCCCTTCTTCCATTGTTTTTATGGTTCTAAATTCAGAGTCATTAACTTCGTAAATTTCTCCTTCTACTTTTTGACCTGTCCCTTTAGGAACAGGGAAAACCATAGGAACAGGCCCCGTATCAAATAAAAAATAGTTAGGTTCCGTGTAATAGGTTCCAAGGAAGGTTGAATCTTTTAAAAGATGATGCAACCTTCCTCCTTCTTTTAATGTGCCGTACACAAATAAATTATGTTTATCGTGCATGAGCTCTCGAATCTGATGCAGCTATCATTATATCTACTATTGCATCATTTTTTATTAATGTGTCTTCTACTATTTTCGTAGCATCCGATACATCTGTAGCATTTTTTCCATGAGCTGCAGCGACTGTAACTTTTAAAGCTTTTAAAATTTTATCAGCTTTTTGGCTCATCTCCGCTGTTCTCTTTATTCTTTTAAATGAACTTTCTGTCATTTTTTTCTCTTCTTTCTTTTTTTAATTTCCTGAGCGACTAACCACTCAATGACTCCAGAAACCGATCTGAAGTCAGGACCACCTAGTTCTTTAAGCTGTGCGTGGGTTTCTTTTTTTACAGCTACTGACTTATATTTACTTATATCTGTCATTACTTTCTCCTTATATATGGGATTTTATAGGATATTTACAAGGAAAAATCAAGCATTTTCAGGATAATATTGTAAAATACAATAGATTTTGTCCTTTTTTTCAATAACATAGGGATATATTTTACGAGCGACACTATGGGCTTGTCTATATTTAACGGCCCAACGCCATGTTTGTTTATGGTGCTCCTGTCGTTTTTTACAGCGATGAATAGCCCCTAGGTTAAAGATGTCACGGAGACGAATAATAACCTCGTGAGAGCTCATTTCTACCACAATAAGAGGGGTTCCTGTACGTCTATCAGGACGATTAGAAACTCCAACGTGTCCTTCTCCGTCTATGAGGCCGGCGGCGTAAGCGTAATTTTCGTTAGATGCCCCCATGAATCTCCTGTTTTTGGTTCTACTTTAGACGGAACACTTAATTCTATGCATGTTTCCATCAGCATTTTAACTTTTTTAATAAATTCTTCCTTATTTTCCAAAGGAATAGAAAGGTTTAATTCATCATGTACTTGAATTTGAGGGGTAATACCCATTTGACCTAGAGCTATCATGGCTTTTTTAGTTTGATCGGCCGCGCTTCCTTGTATCAATCTATTTAAAGCTTTATATGTAAAAGCTCTTCTTAATCCTTTACGTTGATTTAAGACATATTCCTGGTGGGCCTCTTTATAAGGTAAAGGTTTTTGCAGTTCAAATGTAGCAGGTTGCCATAATTCAAAACGACATCTCCGTCCTTCCAACGTTCTTAAATATCCACTACTATTTGCCCAATGCATTGCTTCTTCGGTTAAACGTTTAAGGAAAGGGACCTCAGCATGATATTTTTTAAATAAAATATCTGTTTCTTCTTTATTTAATCCTAATTCATTTCCTAGTTTTCCTTTACCCATGCCATAGGAAAGTCCTAAATTAATAGTTTTTGCTGTTTTCCGATCAATGCCAGCCATATCAGCTACAGCTTGATGGAAATCTGGATCTTTCTCGTGATATAATTCCACTAATTCTTTTGTTCCTTTCAAACCTTTTCCATTATTAATGCCTGCAGCAAAATGTAAAAGGATGCGGGGTTCTTGTTGGGAATAATCAAAACTTCCCCAAGTACACTCATCATCCGGAACAAAAATACTTCTAATTAAAGGGCCTAATTCAGGATGCCTGGCGGGGATTTGTTGAAGATTAGGATGTTGCATGCTTAACCTTCCCGACACAGTTCCTCCTGTTTCAGTTTTTAATTGATTTATATCAGCATGAATTCTTCCATTATGTTCATGGCGTAAAATAGAATCAATAAAAGTTGTTCTGGCTTTATTAATTTCGCGTGCATCAACAATCATCTTAGGAAGATCATGAGGATGATTATTTAAAAATTGTTTATGAAAACATGGCTGATTATTTTTTTCCGTTCTATTGTAAGTCAAACCTACTGCGTCAAAAGCTTTAGCCACACTCGATGCCGCCCAAATTTCAACAGCCACTCCTGTCTCTTTGAGAATTTTATTAAGTATTACCTTCTCTTTTTTTGCTAAATTCTTTTTAATTTTTTCTGCATGTTCCAGATTAACATTAACTCCTTTCCATTTCATATCAATTAAGATAGGCAATAGGTCCGTTTCCAAATCAAAAATATTAATTAATTCTTGCTTGACAATTTCGTTCTTGAAGTGTTGCCATAATTTTAATGTTAACTCTGCGTCTTTTTCTGCATATGGACCTACTACCATGGCTGGTAATTTATGCATTTCCCCTTTTGGGTCCACACCATGTTCTAATCCTTTTGAATACAATTCATTTTCTAGTTTCTTTTCTCCGAGGTAGTCTTTAGATAAATCATTTAAACTGTAATGTTTTCCTCTAGATGTACGATTCTCATCAATAAGAGGGCCTGCAATCATTGTATCAATAATACGACCTTTAACTTCTAGCCCCCAACGCCGTAACCATCCCACATCATAGGAAGCATTATGAAAAACTTTAGAAGCACCATTTAATAAAATAGGTTTTAAACTTTGTTTTAAAAATTTTTCATCAAAGTTTCCCCCTCCTTCGTGAGCAACAGGAAAATATCCTTTCCAACCTTCAACTGCTAAGGCAACGCCAACAACTTTTCCTTCATTACGAGCCCATCCTGGTCCTTTATCTTTAAGTCCAGGATCATAAGTCTCTAAATCAATTGCTATTTCATCTGCACCAGTAAGATCAGGTAATCTTTCTGGCGGAAGCCACTCAGCGTTTTCCATATTTTTTCTCCAGTAAAAGTTCAGCGTAGTGAATTACTTTTTCAATATCTTTCCTACCTTCACCTTTTTTATTATGACGAGTGATGTATTTAACAATGTTGCCTTCACACCAATCTAACTTGTTGTCCATGATATAATCAATAGGTTGAATGGAACAATCTTTATAATGACTTCCCATTATTTGTTTATCTTTTGCGCTTTTGATGCTCATATCGTATTTCTCCAAATTCTACTTCTGTTTCTGGTGCAATAACATGGAGCTCTTGTTTTGCTCGTGTCATCCCTGTATAAAAAACTTTTCTCATTTCTTCCGCATCTTTATAATATGCATCCAATCCCTTTCTTGATATGTCCGTTAATAACATAACTTTATCAGCTTCGCCACCTTTAGCACCATGAATGGTAGAAGCTGTAATTCTTGGGGGTTTTCTTAAGTCTTCTTTCTTTTTTAATAAAGATTTAATTAATCGTTCTTCTCTTTCATTAATGCGATCCAGGCCCACGTGCCACGGTGTGTCTTTCTCTACCAGTAAACCGTACTGTCCTTTTAATTTATCAAAAGTGAAAGTTTCGCTTTCCGTAGCTCCTTCCATTTTCTTGGCTCCCCATTTTAGTCCTACTTTTGAAC